CATATCAACCAGTTAGACTACATCAAAGCGGCTGATGCTTTTTTAAACTGGAGTAATCCGCCAGTTTTAAAGCCGCGTCGGCAAAAAGAAAGAGAATTGTTTTTAAGCCCAATTTAGGGCATATTTTGTTGTTTTTGTGCATTAATATTAATAGGATCTGATCAATCCGATTAACCATTTAACCTATAGGAAATCACCATGGACGGCTTCAAACAATTACCCAAAATGCAATGCTTCAAAGAAAACGGCGCAGTCAAAACTAAAAAGATGTGCTACGGCGGCAAAGCCATGAAAAAAGGCGGCGAAGTTAGCAAGTCTGATATGGAGCAAGATAAAAAGCTCATCAAAAAAGCATTTAAGCAACATGATGAAGCTGAGCACGACAAAGAGCCAACTGAGATCAAACTCAAAAAAGGTGGTCGCGCTAAAAAAGAAATGGGTACTGTTCGTAAATATAAAGACGGCGGCGCAGTTGGTGTTTATGGTGCTAAGAAAAAATCTGGTGATCTAGACAGCATCGAAAAAGCAAAAGACATCAAGCCAGCTAAAGCTGCTGCTCCTTCACGCGCTTCTGAAAAGCCAGCTTTTAAAGGCAGCGATGTCTCTACAGAAAAGAGCAAGCCCGCTGGCCATAAAGACCCTTACATCAAAAGCAAAGAGTCTGGCAAAGCAGCTGCGGCCCCATCAGGCGCTAAAGGCGGCCCTAACAAGTATAAGAAGGGTGGTGGCGTAAAAAAGTTTGCAGCCGGTGATTCGACCGGCACACCTAGTTTCCAAAAAGACCCATACGCTGCTCAAGACGCGTTAGACCGTCAAGACAACATGGCTACCCGCGAAATGATCGCCGGTCCAGCACGTCGTTTGAAGAACTACATTGCCGGCAAACTATCTGGCTTAAGCCCAATGAACGCTGCTGTTAGCGGTGTTGGTGCGCCTAATCCAGCACAATTTGCACCACAACCACAGCAGCAGCAAGCTGCTCCAACAATGCAACCAGCTATGCCTGCACAAAAGCGTGGTGGTAAAGTTAAAAAGGCTTGCTAATATGCCAATCAAATCAAAAGCTCAATTAGGCGCTATGTATGCGGCAGCCGAAGGTAAGTCCACCATCGGCATTCCTAAAAAAGTTGGCAAAGAGTTTGTTAAAGCTGGTAAAGCAAAACCCAATCTACCCCAAAAAGTGACTAAGCGCGCGGCCGGAAGAGGAAGGTAATGAAGCGGTTAAACCCAAAAACTGGAGCTCCATTTAAAATGGGCGATGCCCGGGAAGATGGCCGGCTATTTTGGGGATATAAACTTTCATTAAAGATGAAAAAAGACGGTTTTTATAAAGAAGATTGGTTGAAGCCAGAATCTTTTAAATTAAAATACGGTAAAAATTTAAAGTACAAAAAATTAGATTATCAAAATAATACAAAAAAATATCTTGCAAAAAATAAAAAATGGTTTAATGCAAATATTGATAAACACAATGCTTTAAGTAAAAAAAGAAAAACTGCTAAAAAACAAAGAACTTTACCTTGGCTAACAAAAGAACATTTTGAGCAAATTGAAGAATTTTACACAATGGCTAAAATGTTTCAAATGTATACCGGGCAAGAATACCACGTAGATCACATTGTTCCGCTTCAGGGAAAAACCGTAAGTGGGTTTCATGCCCCTTGGAATTTACAGGTATTGCCAGCTAGAGAAAATTTATCAAAAGGCAATAAAAATGTCATATTCTAATACAACTGGTCAAACACAAATTAATGTTGACCAGTTAATTTCTTATGCATTTCGTGATGCTGGTAGAACGGCAGAAGAAGTAACTCCGGAGTATATTGGAGCAGCTAAGCAAGCCCTATTTTACAACTTGCAAAATCTGTCTAATCGCGGCGTTAATTTGTGGCTATTGGAAAATCAATTGTATGGTGCCCTAACAGCACAACAGCAATTGGTTTTGCCAAAAACCACCATCGATGTTCGCGAAGCCAACTGGGTTTATATTGTTAATTCTACAGCGGCTGAATATCTCCCTGCCGATAACCCAGAATCGCCAGCAGTATTTGCGCAAAATATTGAACTGGTATCTACTTCAACGGTTAGCGAAAACTATTTTGGTTTGCAGTATCAAGGCTCCAATCCTGTTTTTTATGTTGGCTTTAATGCTTATGCACCAGCTGGCGAAACGGTAACGTATAACTTTGCTTATGAAGTATCTAACGATGGTATTCACTGGACAACGGTTCAGCAATTCCCATCAGTTACCATGACTGATAAGCAGTGGCAATACTATAACATCAGTACTACGCCACCCTATCTATATTATCGTTTGCGTGAGACTGTAGCTACTACATTCTCAATCCGTCAGATTGTATTTTCAACTAGCCAGCAAGTAATTCCATTAGCGCGCTTAAACCGCGATGACTACTGGAACTTACCAAACAAACAATTCCCATCAGTACGTTCATTACAGTATTGGTTTGATCGTACGATTGAGCCATCGATGTATTTATGGCCAGTACCCAATAACGACTTCCAGATGTTTCAGTTGGTTGTTGAAGTACAGATGCAAGATGTTGGATCATTGACCAATCAAATCTATGTACCAGATCGTTGGATTAACTGCGTACAAAAACAACTATCACACAGCTTGGCAATGCAACTACCCGGCATTGATTTGCAGCGTATCCAGTACTTAGAAGGTCAAGCTGAGAAAGCATTCCAGCAAGCCAGTGACGAGGAGCGCGATAAGTCACCAATTTACTTCCAACCTAATATCAGTTACTACACAAGGTAATCTATGTCAGTAATAATGACCTACGACAGTTTAGTGCTGAACATCCAGCAATATATGGAGCGGGATGACGCCGACTTTATTGCACAAATTCCCAATCTTATCGCTTTGGCAGAATCATCGATCGCGGCTGAGTTAAAGACCTATTTGCAATTGATTGTTGTAGAAACCAGTTTAGCAACCAACCAAACTATTTTAAATAAGCCGTCCCGTTGGCGTAAAACGGTTTCTATGAAAATCAATGGCGAGCCTATTTTGTTACGTAGTCAAGACTATGTGTCTCAGTATTTAGCTGAGTCTAGTAACGGCCAACCGCTTTACTACGCCGACTATGATTATAGCAACTGGAACTTTGCGCCAAAACCAGATACAGTTTATCCAGTAGAAATTATTTACTATGCTGAAATTCAGCCATTAGATGCAAGCAACCAACAAAACTTGTGGACGCAGATTGCCCCACAAGCTATGTTGTACGGCGCTTTATTACAAGCTCAAGGTTATTTAAAAGCATTAGATAAGCTGCCAGTTTGGAAACAATACTACACAGACGCGCTTCAAGCACTCAAAAAAGAAGACAATACTCGTCGCGTGGATCGCAACACTTCGGTTCAGGAACCTTAATATGTCAGTTTGTGTATATTGGATTCGCCATAAAAGCCACAAAGGCTACACATTTAAAAGGTTAGAAAAATAATGCCAACTCCCGTTTTTGTGAGCCCATTCACTGGGACTGTTGTTACTCCAACAGATGTATCCTACTATGCACTTTCTTTCGGTTCTTCCACACCACTCTATTGGCCATCTATTGTTAATCAAGGAATTGGTCAAGTTCCTGCTGCTCGTATTATCGATTGCGTTTGTACTAGTGCTAACGCCAATGCTGCTATCATTACTTTACCAGAAGCAGATCAAGGCACAGTTGGCGCGGATATTTTGTTCCGCAACTTGGGCTCAAATACTTTTACGATTAAAGACTATTTGGGTGCAAACTCCGTCAGCGTACCAATGGGTATTAGTAAGTATTTTTATCTTACTAATAATTCAACTGCTGGTGGTGTTTGGGGGAATGTCACCTTTGCCGCTGGTACCTCATACGCCGATGCGGCCACATTAGCTGGCGCTGGCTTAACTACCTCAAACGGCAAATTAGCCGTAACTGAAAACGTAGTCGATGTAACATCTTCTCCCAATATTACCGATGCAAGCCGTGGCGCTACTTTTAACTGGGGAGCTGGTGGTGGTACATTTACACTCCCTCCAGTACAAAATTTATCAGCTGGTTGGTGGATTGGTTTTAGAAATAGCGGATCTGGTTCATTAAACATCTATGCTACGACGCCAAATTTAATTAACGGCAATAGCGAAATTGTTGCTAATCCGGGCGATTCTGGTTTTATTTTTTACGATTCTATTAGTGGCGGGTTCATTACTGTTGGTTGGGTGGCCCCGTCAGCTGTTACTTTTAACTCAGCAACTTACGATGTTGATACCATAGTTGGCAATACGTTTAGTTTAGTATCTTATGCACCGATTATTCAGACTTATATTGCGCAATCTGGTACACGCACACAAAGTTTAGCAGTAACATTACCGGCCATTACCCAGATTTATATTCTGGTTAATAACACAAACCAAACTGGCTATAACATTACTTTCCAATGTCAAGGAAGTAGTCAGACACCTTTGGTATTGTCCGCTGGTAATATTTCTACAGTACTAAGTGATGGTACTAATTTATATGTATTAACATCATCAGCAACCGGCTTATTTTATGCTGCTAATGGTTCAGCATCATTGCCAGCATATTCATTTAACAATGATGTAACAAGTGGTATGTATTTAGTAGGTACAGGTGTTTTAGGTTTAACTGCAAATGGAACCGAAATTGTTAATATGGACGGTTCTAATCCATCGACTCCGGCAGTTAATGTGCTTGCTTCATTAAACGCCAAATCACTTGGCGGCGGGACATTCTAAATGGCAGCTGATAACGTTCAGCAAGATACATCGCAGTTTACTAAGATTTACACACTGGCAATTCCAGCTGGCATTAAACGCGATGGTACTTACTTTGAGACCGACGAGTATACCGACGGTGTGTGGTGTCGTTTCCAGCGCGGCGTACCAAAAAAGATGGGCGGTTACCGTTCAATCTTTACTAGCTTAGTTGGTATTTACCGCGGTATGGTATCACAACCATACAATGGCGTTAACTATATCTTTGCTGGTAATTACAAAGAACTTGATGTCTTTACTACCGGCACAACCTTTGCAACTGGTAGCGGTCCTTTCCCAGTTACTATTTTGCCCGGTACAGCGTTTGCTAATGTAAGCTATGTTAATGCTTCAGCATTTACCATTACAGGCAATAGCAACGCCACAGCCTTCTCGGCAAACAATACTGTAATATTCCAGCAAACTAGTAATGCAACCACATACACCATTACGGGTTCGCGCTATTCTGCAAACGCGAATGCCACAACAGTAACGATTACTGGTGGCAGTTTATCAAACACCATTAACACCGCGTATTTAACTACCAATGCCGTATTTACGCCAGATGAACCATACGGCCCATTTGTAAATGATTGGCAGTTTGATTCTCAATTTAGTCCATACGGCAGTCAGTTGTATGTATTTGCGCATCCCGGCAAAAATTTAGTTAATATTGACAACGGTGTGCCATCTCAAGTATTGGTCGGTCAAATTACTCCCGGCAAAAATTATAGCTGGACCTTTACTGGATTGTCTGATAGTACTGGCCAAAACCCAACATATCAACCTATCAGCGTAGATGGTGGTGTTTGTGTTCTGTATCCATTTATTTTTGTATATGGCTCACATGGTTTTATTGCAAACAATAACGTTAACGGCACGTACGGCAACCAAAACTTTTATGATTGGAACGGCCCACTAGCCAACCAAGTGAACGTATCGGCATCTAAGATTGTAAAAGGTATGCCAATGCGTGGCGGTACCAATTCACCATCAGGATTGTTCTGGGCGACCGATAGTTTAATTCGTGTTACTTTCAATCCAGCTGGAGCAAGCGCAAGCGGTGTGCCATCGACATATTGGAACTACGATATTGTTTCTAGCCAAATCTCAATCATGTCATCAAACGCAATTGTTGAGATGGACGGTGTTTATTGGTGGATGGGTATCGATCGCTTCTATGCGTATAACGGCCAAGTCACGGTAGTAGCTAATGATAAGAACGTAAATTACCTTTTTGACAACATCAACTATGAACAGCGTCAAAAAGTGTGGGCTACTAAAGTGCCGCGCTACAATGAGATTTGGTTCTTTTATCCCCGTGGCACCGCTACAGAATGTACTGATGCTATTGTTTATAATGTTAAAGATAAGATTTGGTATGATGCTGGTCAAGCAGTAGGGGCGCAACGCTCTTGTGGATACACTACTGAATTGTTCCCCAATCCTATTTGGATTGATTGGAATTACAACCCTATTTATGGTACTCCACAAATTACCATTCAGCATCCAGCTAGTTTGCCAGTTGCTAATGCCAATCAAATTTATTTAGCTGGCGATCAAACCGCTACATTTAGTCCCGGTGATAGCTTGACTTTTTCACAAAATTCACAAGCTCCAACTTATACAATTACATCAAGTCAAAATATTTATAACACCACAGTTAAACCACCGGGTGTTACCTTAGTTACTTGTTCAACTAATTTTTCACCAACGGTTGTTATTGGTGAGCCAGTATATTATGTAACTGGTGGATTTAATTTGTGGCAACACGAATATGGTCAGAATCAAATTGCTTTAAATGGTGAAACGGCAATTTATTCTAGTATTACTACTAGCGATATAAGTTGGATCTCTGGCACGCCGGGTGGTAACTCGTTAGTTGGTATTAATCGTCGTATGCATTTACGCCGCGTTGAACCTAACTTCTTACAATCTGGCCCAATGTCTATGACCATTTTGGGTCGTAAATTTGCCAGTGGTTCCATGCAAGCAGATGAACAAGATTCCGGCCCATATTATTTTAATCCAGATACCGGTAAAATTGACCTGCGTGTAGAGCATCGTTTAGTTCAATTAAAATTTGAGTCCAACGTAATTGACGGTAATTTTGAAATGGGTAAGTTAATCATTACCGCTGAGTTTGGTGATGAGCGCCCCTAAGAAATTATCAGTTGGTCAGTTTTTTCCATGTGTGCCAGACATGATGAGCTGGGAAGATTGGAACGGTAATATGGCTATTTACTTTGGCAGCCAAAACGTTATGTTTGCGCCAGAAGAAAACTGGAAAGCAGCTGCTCAGCAAATGTCTAGTATGGCCGCTTTTGAACCGTATCCTGTTCCTAGCCCAGATCATTTTGAAAATTGGCAAGATTGGGCCAACGAATTTACATTAATTATCAACGGCCCAAGTTATTGATTTAGGGCGATTAATGCCCTTTTTTTGCATTAATATATGTAGAAAACCCTATGTCATCTTTTGTCGATTCTAAACATCAAAAGCTCTCGCAAGACGAGATTATTAAGATTGCAGCCAAAGAACTTGGGGGCAAGCATTCGGCCGAGCAGATTAAAGCGAGCCTTACTGCAGAAGCGTATCAAATGAAGGCCTTAATGATGCGCGAAGGCAATACTATTTTTGTGGTTCATCAATCTCCTACAGACGGAAAAATTGCTCAGTTTAGAGCTATTAATGCAGATACCATTCCAAATTATCTGCACAATTCTTTAGTATTTACTAAAGCAATTGGAATGGCGGGATTTAAAACATTGGTAACCCAATTTAGTGATCCGTCTTTATTAAGTATTTTTAAATACGTAAAACGCCATCGGCCATTCCCTAACATGGGTTATCGTATTCAGAAAAAAGAAGACGGTGATTATATTGTTATTGTAAATCTTGGAGATGCCCATAAAGGCGGTTTACCGGATCGTGCGCAACCAAACGATAAAGGTGGACTATAATGGGCGGCGTAGTACAAGTAATTACTGGAATAGCAACTGATGTTGGTGATGCCATTACTGGTGGAATTAAAGACATTGGTAATGTCGTTCAAGAAGTTGGCAGTGCTGTTGGAAGTGCGGTAGAGCACATTGGTAACGCAATTAAACCTGTTGTGCAAAAAGTTGAAAGCGACCCGATTGGTACGATTGCGCAAGTTGCTGCGGTAGCTACAGGACAAGCATGGGCGCTTCCATTAATATCTGCAGCAGATACAATTGCACACGGCGGCAGTATTACTCAAGCAGCTGAGGGTGCTGCAATGTCTTATGTTGCTGGTAATATTGCATCCGGTGTTAGCGACGCGTTGTTGGCCCCAGCTGCAGATAGTACTGCATCAATTGCGACACAAGATGCGAGTAATATGGTGGCTCAAGGCATTCCTCCAGATCAAATTGCTAATACGTTACAGCAATCATATAATTTGGCACCAGATGTTGCCAATAGTATGGCGCAAGCAGCCTCAGCTGGAGTGGCACCATCCGTATTAGCAACAGCTTATGCCGGCGCATACGGCGCTGAATTAGACGGCATAATGAACAGCGCAACACAGCAAATTTTAGCTGGTGCTGCGGGCAATGCAGTTGGTGCTGCAGCTAAAAGTTTAGTTATGACTGGTAATATTGATAGCTCATTATTAACTGGTTTAGCTACTGGTGTTGGTACAGCTGTTGGTGGTGGTGTAAACCTTGGTGCGCAAGATATTGGATTAGGTTCAACGGTTTCTACAATTGCTGGTAAAATTGCCGGAGCTACAAGCGCTTCTGCAGTAGCTGGTCAAAACATTGGTGCCACGTTTGTTAGTAGTTTGGTTAACACCAGTTTAAGTCAAATTGGTTCGTCATTAAAAAATACAGATTTGGCGCAAGGCGTATCCCAGTATTTATCTAAAACTGGTTCGGATATTGCAACTCAAGTTAACCAAACTATTTCTGGCATTAACGATCAGCAAAAACAGCAACAAGATTATTATACAAATACTGTAACGCCAGCATACACAACGGCGCAGACTTCGTATAATAATTTAATTAGCGCAAATAACGCTTATAACACAGCATATACCAGTTATAATAACGACTACAACAATTATACTAGTTTAGTTGATCAGTATAATGCCGCTAAAGCAGCTAATGATGTAACTACAGCTAATAGTTTAGCTGATCAAATTAACACTTTAACGACTACGTTAAGTAATGATACGAACAATTTAACAGCTTTACAAACTGCTGCTACAAATGCAGGTAATCAGTACAATACTGATTATCAAACATATCAAACTGCAACAACAAATTATACTGGTCAAACACAAGCTATTCAAGATGCTAACGCGCAGTTAAACCAGACCGCGACACAAGCGCAAACACAAATTAGTGATTACACAACAAAAGTGCAAGACGCGGTACAGCAAACAAGCAATATGTCAGATGCAGCACAATTGGGCTTTAACAAAGATTTTGCTGCCAATGGTGACCCAACAGCGTCGTTGCAGATTGCAACTAGCGTTAATACGATGGATAAGCCTGCGCAAGATTCATTTACTTACGCTTTAGATAATGGTATTAACCCGCAAGATGCCGTAACGGTTGCGCCACAATTAGCAAATATGAGCGCAACAGCAACTAAAGCGTTTTATAACGACATTACAACAAATGGTATGTCGCCTGCACAAGCATTACAAACCGCAACACAGGTTAATAGTTTAGATCCAACACAGCAAGCTGCTTACTTTAATGCGGCATCACAAGGCTTAGATCATACTCAGGCTTTGGATGTAGCAAATAACGCATCAATGTTAGGCAGTAACGCTCAGAATACTTATATTCAAAGTGTTAAAGCTGGTACCAATAATGAATTGGCGCAGATTGTAGAAGCAACGCAGCAATTGGTAAGCCCGGGTTCTGCAGTAACTAATGTAAATGCACCAAGTACATTAACAGATCCAAACGCTGTTCAAATTTATAATGATGCAATTGCTAAGAATTTTACTCCGCAAGAAGCCTTAGCTATGGCGCAAGGTTATCAAGCAAGTTTAACACCGAATGCAAATACACCTGTTGCCGGTCCGGGAGTTGGGTTACCAACAACATCGACTCAGCAAATTGCCGGAACGACATATGCGTATAATAAAAATACAGGGCAATTTGATATACCTGTTGCGGATACAGCCGGAGGTACAGCCGGCGCAACATCGTTAACACCAACGGAAACAACAGGAGCCGGAGCAGCAACTGGTTCAGCAACTGATACAATAACCCAAGAACAGATTGCTGCGGATAAAGCTGCTGGAACATTACCAACAATGCAAGAAATTGAAACTGCTGTGTTGGAAGGCCGTTTAACACAATCTGAAGCAAATGCATATACTGCAGCAATTAATGG